CCCATTACAAATTGCTTTGGTAATCGTGTCTATCTGCTTCATAATTTTTACAGACCTATCTACTTTTTCTTCTTGTTTAATTACTGCTAATGTTGGCGTCATTGAGTTAGAACCAAATGTAACTGCAGAACCTTCGTAAAGTTTGACTTCTTTGACTTCAAAAAACCCTTCTTTTTCCATGCTTTTGTCTTCTATCCAATTTACTTTGTCTTCTACGTATTGAAAGCCGATTGAATGTTCCCTGATTATGCCGTCATTGTAGTCATTCCATGCGTCCTGACCTTTTGTACTATTGCCTAATTTAGCAACTGCAAACAAACCTTTTTCATCTTCGTAAAGTTGCGTAAATTTACCTATAGGGTGTTCCCAATCGTGATACCTGAGGAACGCTATCTTTCTATTGGTTTCAGTTTCTATTCCTCTTTCTTTGATTGACTTAGTAAACGCTCCCTTTTTAATGACGTCATTATCTGAGTCAACGTTATTGAAGGCAGCCAAATATATTGCAACGCTTCTATTGGTTTCATCTAAGTCCTTGATTTCCAATGCGTTCTTTGTGCTATAATTATTTATTATTTTTTTCATTTCTAAATACTTTTTCTATTAAATTTCAAAACTACAAAAAATCTTAATACTCTTCGTTATGAAGATGAATAATGTTCTTTATTTCATCTGCCGTATATGTAACTCCCAACAATGCAAGTTTAGCAAGTATATCAACTTTCGTGTTTTCTATGTTCGATATAATCTGTTGGTCTTCTTGTAACGTCTTAATGTGATTAAAGGTAGGTTTTAGGTATAGACCTTCATTAGATAGTCCCATTTGATTACTTATATTGCGATATAACTGCTCCGTTTCAGGTATAATTGTATCGTTATACACCATACGTATTGAGTCTCTTACATTGGTAAACGTACTTCCTGTCTCAGATGAGAACAGATTAGCGTTCATACCAAATGCGTCAATGATTGCTAACTTATCAGCAGTAAGTTCTTCAAACAATAACAAATCTCTTGTCGGAAAGGACATTGGTTTCCAATCTACATTTGCTTCAGTTATTATCAACTCATCTTTGCTTCGTCTATACCAATCTTGTTGTATTCCTCGCTTCTCCTGAGGGTCCATAGGTATTGCACCTGCCATATCACTTTTCTGTGCTGACAAAATTCCTATTGCTCCAATGTTTTCAAGCAACACGTTACGCTTGTTGTAACTTGCTTTAATGTTTGACAAAGGGAACTTTAATGAAACTATTTTAGACGTTGGGTTTATCACATTAATTCCGTCTGTAGTGGTAAAATAAAGTATCTCTTCGTTCTCAAAGTGTTCTAATTTATTCGTGTCATATTCAAAAACATATCCGTCAATTAAGCCGTCCATATCCATCTGCCTGAGGGTTTTACCTGACAGTTTAATTTGCATTTTATGCGAGGGTATTGGCACTAATAAGTTTCTTATATTTGCAGTCCTTGGCGGACAAAAAGCAAAAGCATTTGAGTACAAAGCGTCATTTACGGACAAGCAATAAATAACGTCTGACCAAGACTGCATAGGGTTGGGGTTGTTAATCAATTCATAGATCCAATGTTTCTCAACCTTTTCTCCGTTCATATCATACAAACATGGTATTCCTGTTGACATCATTGAAGCACGCTTGTCGACAACTGCCCTTAATTCAGGTATTGTCAAGTAGTGTTCATACGCATTATTTGTATCTATCCATATTGCTTGCTTCACACCCCATATTTGATTTTCAACAGGGTACTGTTGTGTAAAGGCATCAATATAACGACCATTAGTTTGGAAGACATTACCTCCAAAAAAACTTTCTAAAAAATTCCAATTATTTGAGTTATTTGCCATTTTATTAAATATATTTATTACAAAACTACATTAAATTCTAAACATAGATTGAACAAATATAGACAAACCTGCTAAACAATCCGGAGCGTCATCATTTTTATTTCCACCCTCCTTGCTGTAAGTCAATAAATTCTGTACAAATTGGTTGAATTCTTTTGAACCATTATCTACAAAAGTCATACTTTGTTGTATAAAAACTGACTGCATTAAAATTCTTGTGCCTTTGTTGGAGGTGTTCGCTATCTGCAAAATCTTAGTGTTCTCATTCAATCTTTGGAGTTGACGAGCAAACATTGCTCCCATATTGTTTGACTCTACTCTTACATAGTTGACACTCCATTTGTTTATTAAATCACTACATAACGGTAGTGTAACGTCAGTATTTGCTTGACTAAATACGTAGTCTACAACGTATATTTTCTCCTGAATTATGACTGCAATAGCAAATGCAGTATAGTCTTTGCCTTGGTCTGCAACGTCAATGTACCCTAATGCACCTGAGTAACCTTTTGGTATTGCGTCTGTTATGTTCGCTTTTAAGACGTTGTTAAACTCAAATTGAGTAACTGTATTAAGGTTATTAAATAATCTACCTTTAACATCAACAGGTTGTTGCATATATTCAGCAAGCCAAATACTTTCTTCCGTTCTATGTTTTTTATCCAAATACTCTTCAGTAGTTAATACTGCTTCGCAAAATGATTTGTTGTCTTCTGTCATTGCAGGTACTATTATGCTGAGGTCGTATCTTTCGTTACGAATACTTGTACCTATCAAATCGTTTATACTCCACCTTGTACCTATGTCTATTCTACAACAACCTGACTCAAATCTACTATCATGTGTTGCTTCTTTCCACAACAAGATTTTATCATTTGAAGTATCTGATAGTGCTGCTTCTAAACCTGTGTATAAGTCGTCAGTTATGGCTAATTTAGACGCACCAAAACCAATGATAGTACCACCAACACCTGCACCAAAGTAACCTACTTGCTTTGAGTAGTTTGTATTCCAACCCATTAAGTTACCCTTGTCATCTGATATTGTAACTTTCGGAAAGATTTGATTAAACTTCTCACTACGAACTAAGGCTCTTACGTCATAACTGAACTTTGCATACAAGGTAGCCGTACAAGCATTTCTCATAACACTTTCCGCAGGGTACTTACCTAATATCCAAGCACAAAACATTGACGTTATGTAGGACTTACCGGCTCTTGGTGGCATTGATATTGACAAAGATTTTATACTTCCTTCATCTATCTTTTGAAACGCATTTGCAACGTCTTTTAAGAACGGTCTGAGCGTAAAGAACTCTTCGTCCATGTGCATACAAAAAGACCAAAATTCTCTTTGTGATAGCGTCTTATTGAGCAATCTAATTATTGCTGTCCTTTTGGCGTTCATCTTCTAAGATTTTGATTATTTCTGCGGTCTCTAATCCTGATAAGTCAGGTTCATCATGCGTCATGTGATACTGTTGCTTTTCTATGTAACCTCTTGCTTGACCTTTCGTCTTTAGGAAGAAAATTAGTTCTGAGGTCTTTCCTTCTTTGATTGCTTTGTACAACATTGTTTCTGCAAAGTCCAATAAACTTTCTTCCAACTCTCTAACTTGTTCTGCAAATTCAAAGTCTTCTTTCTTCCATTCGTAATATGTATTTCGGCTTATGCCTACTTTCTTACATGCTATTGAAACATTACATGCAGCACTGTCGAATATCTCTAAAAAGTTATTCTTTATTTCTTCCCTTTTTATAGGTGTCATCTTTGTAAGTTTTTGATATGCTTTATTTAGCCGTTTTAACGTTGTTTAATCAACAAATGTAATACTATTGTGGTACAATGTAGTAACATCAAATTAAATTCTTAAAATAACGTGTTTTGATTGGTACTTTTCCATTCATTCATATCCTTGATATTCTTATGAACTACATTGTCTTTATCATAACCTACAATAGTAACTTTTTTGTCTGCATAGTCATTTAGATATTTGTGGTAAAATTCATCAATATGTTGTGGTGTGGTCGTATTAGGACATTCAGGTAAAACCTTTTGACCTTCAGATAAAAAGTGTTTGTGATTTCTACCCATTGATTTACCACGCCTTGTATGAACGTCTAATGCAAAGTCAGGAATTTCAGGTTTGAAGTCTGATTTGAACGCCCAAATTTTGTAGTGGTCAACTATTCGTGATTTTGTGGCTGAACACAAATGTAGAACTGCATGAATAAAGGGAATTGCCGCCTCTTCTATACATTTTTCTGCAATGATTTTGTGGTTTTGATAAAGCGTTTGAGTCATGATAGCAGAGTTGTTATCTGCAGTACCAATATCCTCACTTGCAATTACCATTAATCTTTTCCAAACGTAACCTGAGTAACCTGAGCAATACAACTCCATTCCAAAGAAGATAGCCAAATCAGGTTCATTACGCCTAATTGATTTTTGAAACGCAGACGAGCATTCAAAGAAATCATAATTTTTTCTTGTTTTAAGTTCAAATGACATATGTTTTGTTTTAATTGTTTTGTATGGTAAATATACAATTTTATTTTGTATTAATAGTACAAATTAAAAAAAGTTTTCCACAACAATATGTTATTTGATATTTAGACTTTTCAAATCAATATCTACTCTGTCGGTGTTGTCCTTGTAGTGTCCTTCTTTTACATCAGGAAATATTGTCTGCATGACCTTGATTGTTTTCTTGCTGAGTTCGTTCCTGTTTACAGATTGAAGTCCACCTGCATTTGTGTAACATACGGCATTTTCATAAGCACCTGTATAAGTCAACGTTTTTTTGCCTTGTTTTAATATAGTCAAAGTGGTAAATACATCATCAAATACTTCAATTCCTTCAGGCAAAAAGTAAACTTTTGGTCTCAAAAATAAATTACCATACATTGACTTATTAGGTCTTGCCCAAACCAAATCTTTAGTTCTCATGTGAAACATTGGCTTACTTACTGATATTCCATACAAATCTTCGTCTTCCTGAAACTTTTGTATTATCTTATGGTATGTTTCGGTATAGACTTCCGCACAATGTTCTTTCTTAGATTTGCCTAATTTTTTGAAGGACATATCATCATCAATTCTGTGCATTAGGTCGTAATTGTTTTGTCTTGCATACTCTCCTAATTCGTTCATTGTTTCTCTATATGAAGTTGCTTTAATTGCTACAAGATTTTCAATAGGTATGTTCTGCAGATAGTAAATAAATTGCTCTTCACGAACAAATACTTTCCAATCAATGCCGACTAATTGTTTCAACCAAAATGAAGTTGTTTTTTCAATGTCGTAAGGTCGGTTATATGACGGTATTGCAACTAAAACTTTCATTAGAAAGGCATGTTTAAGGTTCTTTCTCCCTCTCTTACATTTTGCTTCAGTTGACTAACACCTTTAAGCGCAATTGCTTCTCCAAATGCTTCTCTTAGCATTAACGTAGTTTCTTGCATGCCCTGAGTAGTTCTATAATCTGAACAACCACCATTTTTACCAAAGTTTGCTTCAGTTACAAAGCCGTATCTATTGTCAATCAACATAAATCTATTTACAAATATGTTATACAGACTAATGAAGTGGTCTTCTCCTTCTAAATAACGTAAGTCGTATTTCAGATTATGGTCTTTCAGAAAGCCACAATGTGAGGCGTTTAAGTAACCTGTCAATCTGAAGGGGTTTTGAGGGTGGTATGCTAACGGCTGTCTTTGACACGTGAAGCCATACATTTTTGCTCCCATTTCTTCAGCCATCATTGCTACCTGAATTATTATATCTTTTACTGCTTGTTTGCCTTCAACTTTTGCAACTTCATCTGCCGTATTGAAAAATCTTGTTACAAACTTTACATCATCATCTATCATGAAGACATTTTCAAAATTATCTAATACAAATTGCCTTGCTTTTACGATATTGTCAACTTCTTTGGGTTGAGCAATAATTTCTATTTTAGGATTGTACTCTTTGTATTTTTCAACTTCGTTTAGAGGGCATACAATGTAATCAATATCAACTACTTGCTTTGTGCTTATGCAAGCGTGCCGTCCTTTACTTAAACATACTATTTTGATATCCATTGCTTGTGTAGATTTTGAAACTTCTTAATTAAAATTACTCTGCCTTCTCCTGTAAAAGTTGACTTATATCCTATTTCTCTTTCTACTTCTAATACGTTTTTTAACCAATGAAAGTCCATTTCAGTTGGACACATAATCATTACATAATCGTATTTCTCATTAAACTTTGGTGCAAGCGGATATACAGGATCTGTAGTGTCAATTTCATTAAACTTTTCTTCAAATAATGACAATACTTTTTGCAAATCTTTTGAGGCAAAACCTATCTCTATTAATTTTTCTCTATCAGATACAGTAATCAACTTTTCCATGTCGAATTGACCGGTGTTTTTATTTAACCTGATGTTTAACTCTTTTTCCTCTTCTATGTCTAACGTTTCATACGTTACAGGTATTAAGGTTATGCCTAATTCTTTTGCAATTTTAAGACGCTGATGTCCTGAAATTAATATGTTTTCTCTCCCTTTGAAGTTATTTAACGTTAAGGGCAAACACAATCCATATTTTACCAATGAGTCATATAACTCTTTTTTTTCTTTCGGCGTAATTTTTCTTGGATTGTATTCTGTTGGCTTGATTTCGTTTATATCTACATAAACGATTTGTAATTCTTCTTTTTTTTCGGACATCTGTAAAGTTTGCTTTTAAGTGCTGTTAATTTTTTAATTGGTATTAGAGTAAGGTAAACAAGAGATAAATCGTTAGAACGCATATAAACTTGATAATTCCTGATTGAATTCCTCTTATTGTAGACCATTTAGACAATGGTACGTGTTCTTTCCAAAAAATTATGCAATGCAAAATTCTGTCTAAGCAAAATAACATGTACACAATTGGTAATGCTATTAAACCTAATGACACCCATAAGATATTTTTGATTTTTTTCATTTTCTGTTCTTTCATTTTTTTTTCTTTTTTAGTTTTTTCAAAGGCACTTTTCAGAGAACTTACTTGGTGCCTGAGAAAAACAAATTACACAAAACAAACAATAATGTAAAACTACTATTTATTTCTGACATTCTACAAATTAAATCAATTCTTTTTTTGGAAAGACCCCTGCCTCCAAATATGCTAAGGTCCAATCGTCATCCAAGTTTTGATTTTTATAGAATTCCTCTACAAAATCACAATCAACTTTTGCATTGAAGTGATTTTCAATTTGGTTCAACCAATCTTTTTTCGTAATAGGACATAAACTATTTATTACTCCTACTTCCTCGTCTTCGTCATAATCATCATTTTCAAAAACTTTGATAAGTCGTGTAAACGTAACGTCTGATATGTCATCAACTACCCATGATAAATCATATCCTGTTGCAACAACATAACCACCCTCACAATATTCAGAGTATTCGCTGTCTACTGATGCTTGTACTCTGCCTGAGTAATACGTAATTTCATGTTCGTTTTTGTCTATTACGAAGTCTACAATCCAACCACCTTGATTTTTAACATCAATATAGGTTGCATTAATTTCTGTTAGTTTTGCTTTCATTTTTTTTCTTTTACAATGATTACTGTTCCACCATACGCCATTTCGTATTCTCCTTTTAAGTACAGTGCTTCTTTAAGTGTTTCTGCAGAGTCAATAACTTCGCTCCACCAATATAGTTTATACATACTTAGTTGTTTTTGTTATCAATTCTATAATTATTTGCAAGCACCCAATCTGCAAACATTCCAAACATAAATCTGTCGAACATCATTTGGTCTATTATGCCGAGTTCAAGATTGTCTCTATACATTTTCCAATGCGGCTGTGCTAACCAATTTGCAATACTATCAAAATCAACATTGAGGGCAATGCAAGGATATTGCTGTTGAAACTGTTGAAGGAACTCAGTCACACGACTGAATTCCGTTGTTTGATTAATTGTCTTCATCTTAGAATAAATTAGTATCGTTTAGTTTTTTCTCTATGATTAATAAGGCACGTTCATTTGAGTCGTATGGCTTAATATCAAACTCTTTTAATAAGTCTGATAGATCCGCCCATCTTTGTAAACATATATCCTTCCATTTTGAACATGGATATTCTACATTTAGATTAAAACAATCACTTTGAAGTTTTAATTGATGTTGCAGGGTCTCCCATGCTTGTGCTTCTTTTAATTTAAGCATTGTAATAAATTCTGATTTTTTCATGTTGTTTAAGTTTTAATTTGTTTCTGCAAATCTACAAAGTTAATTTGTA